TTTCAACACCGGACAAGCTGACAGACCTTGTCCAAACAAACCCAGCAAATTTAAGAAAAAAGGATGTGAAACACCCTCTTTCTTACTGATATCATTGCACTATTAAAAAAGCCAAAGACCTTGCTGGTGTCTATGGCTAGAAAGGGGGTAGCACCAAGGCTCACAAACTCAATCTTTTCATATCTCTTAATACTTGAGCCGAAGAAAATAAAAAAGACCGACACAATGGCCGGCACTCTTTAAAACACGATACAACTATTATACCAAAGAGGATAGAACAATGCTATTGCCGGAAATTGATGAGAAAGCAACTATCAGAGGTTGCAAGCGAAAACTTCGAGAATATCCAAGATGGCGAGAAATAGCACACGATAGCGCTGAACAGAAGATAACACAAGAGTTTACTTTCATGCCTAGAGGTGGCAGTGGAGTGAGCAGACCGGTGGAAAATATCGCAGTCAGACGTGTTGATGCTATGAACGAGCTAGAAGCCATAGAGCAAGCAGTTAGCGGGCTATATCGTCCAGACTATCGCAGAATACTGATAGAAAAATATCTGGCATACCCACCGAAACCAAACTGGCAAATTGCCCAAGCAATCGGATTCGAGAGGACGGCCTTTCAAGAGCTGCTTAATAATGCTATCCTAGCATTTGCAGAATTGTATAGAGATGGCAAATTAGTTGTAGAATGTTGAAAAAACGGTATTTTGACGGATGAAGCACGGTATCTTACAACTGTTTAAAGTGGTATTATTATATTATCGAAGAAAATCAGAGACAGCTCACCTTGTGGGTTGTTTTTTTATGCACAAAAATCTAGCGGTGAAGGAGGTGGACATATTGGGCTAAATCAACGACAGAAATTATTTGCTAGCGAGTATATTAAGCTAGGTAACGCCACACAGGCAGCTATCAACGCTGGATATAGCGAAAAGACGGCAGGGCGTATCGCTGGGCAAAACTTGAAAAAACTTGAAATTAAGAGCTATATCGATGCCGAAGTTGAGAAAATGCACAGCGAGAACATCATGGATGCTAAAGAAGCCTTGTCCATTCTATCCGACATTGCAAGGGGTAAGCGTGATGAGGAAGTTCTCATGATGAATCCAGTCACTGGTGAAGTCGAACGAGTGACTAAAAAAGCCGATAACAACACGGTTATCAAAGCTATTACTGAAATCTTGAAACGCTATCCAACTGCTAAACAAGCTGAGAAATTGCAACTTGAGATTGAAAAACTCAAATCTCAAATCGGTGGTGATGAAGGGCAAGATGAAAAAATCGCTGGTTTCCTCGATATTATCAAAGGAGCCGTAAGCGATGGACTTGAGTAAGCTATATACCAAACGGCAGCTAGACGTTCTTAATTACATTTGGAATCATGATTGGTTTATCTGTGGTCTTCACGGCGCTAAACGAGCGGGTAAGACAGTCGTTAACAATGACACATTTGTAACTGAATTAAGCCGTGTCAGAAAGATTGCTGACCGTTTAGGTGTGGATGAGCCTATCTACATCTTAGCGGGGACATCGTCAACTTCGATTCAGAACAACGTGCTACAAGAGCTTTATAATAAATACGGCTTTGAGCCAAGGTATGATAAGCATGGCTCTTTTGTTTTTTGTGGCGTTAAGGTTGTCCAAGTCTACACTGGCTCTATATCTGGGCTTAAGCGTGCCCGTGGTTTTACAGCTTTCGGAGCTTATGTTAACGAGGCATCGCTAGCAAACGAGATTGTTTTCAAAGAGATTGTCTCACGCTGTTCCGGTGAAGGTGCTCGAGTGGTATGGGATAGCAACCCAGACAATCCGAATCATTGGCTGAATCGAGACTACATTGGCAAGAACGATGGCAAGATTATAGATTTCAGTTTCAAGCTCGATGATAACACCTTTTTATCAAAACGCTATATCGATTCAATCAAAGCGGCCACACCGAAGGGTAAGTTCTATGATAGAGATATCTTAGGACTTTGGACGGTAGCAGAGGGCGCCATCTACGCTGATTACGACAGTAAGATACACGTAGTTGATGAATTGCCAGACATGAGGCGCTACTTTGCTGGCATTGACTGGGGATATACTCACTACGGATCTATCGTTGTAGTCGGTGAAGGTGTGGATGGTAACTACTATCTTATCGATGGCGTAGCAGCGCAATTCAAAGAGATAGATTGGTGGGTAGAGCAAGCTAGGAAACTAACTGACATCTACGGTAACATACCATTCTATGCTGATAGCGCCCGCCCAGAGCACGTAGCAAGATTTGAGAACGAAGGGTTTGATATCAGTAACGCTAATAAGTCAGTTATAGCTGGTATCGAGCTTATCGCTAAATTATTTAAAGAACAAAAATTATATGTTAAACGTGGTTTTATACCTCGTTTTTTTGATGAAATATACCAATATCGATGGAAAGAGAACAGCACGAAAGACGAGCCATTAAAAGAGTTTGACGACGTGCTGGATAGCGTGAGATACGCTATATATTCTGATTTTGTCATCGGTAGTACGGAAAGAGCAAGCTATGATGACTTGCTTAATATGTTTGGTTAGGAGGAATGATGGAACGAACACTATTTACAGATAGCACCGGTCAAGACCGAGTTTTAAACTTGCGTTTCCATCGAGGGTCCCGCATTCGCTATCGAGCTGATAGCTTAGAGGAACTCATGGCTGGTAATTGGGAATTGTTAAAACACTTCATCAATCACCACAAATTGAGACAAGCCCCACGCATTCAAGAACTTATGGACTATGCGAGAGGTGAAAACCACGACGTCCTTAAGTCTGGAAGACGTAAGGATAAGGAAATGGCTGATAAACGAGCTGTACACAATTATGGTCGTATGATTAGCAAGTTTAAAACGGGTTATTTGGCTGGGAATCCTATTCGTGTCGAATACGACGACAATAACGACCATTCGCAAAATGACGAAGCAATTAAGCGTATTGGACGTGTCAATGACATCGACACACACAATAGAACACTTATCAGAGACTTATCGCAAACTGGTAGAGCTTTTGAGCTTATCTATCGCAGCGAATACGATGAAACACGCATCAAGCGTCTTAGTCCACTGGACACATTCGTAATCTATGATAATTCGCTAGAAGATAACTCTATCGCAGCCATTAGATATTATAAGCGTGGTTTCCTGGAAAACGCACAAGAGGTCGTGGAAGTCTACACGCCCGAATACATCTATACGCTTGACGTGTCAGATAGTTTCAGTGAAATCTCGGTGACAGCTCACGCATTCGGTACCGTACCGATTACAGAGTTTCTAAATAATGTTGACGGTATTGGTGATTATGAAACCGAGCTCTATCTTATTGATCTATACGACAGTGCAGAATCGGACACGGCAAACCACATGAGCGACATGGCGGACGCTATCCTTGCTATCTATGGTGACCTTGCCTTGCCACAAGGCATGAAAGCTAGCGATATGAAGCGTACTCGTTTAATGCAGCTTAAACCACCTAAATCGGCAGACGGCAAAGAGGGCACAGTCAAAGCTGAATACCTCACGAAGTCTTACGATGTCACTGGTGTTGAAGCATATAAGACACGCTTAAACAAGGATATCCATGTATTTACTAACACTCCAGATATGTCAGACACTAATTTCAGCGGAAATACGTCTGGTGAAGCGTTGAAATACAAATTATTTGGGTTAGATCAAGACAGAATTGATACACAATCACAATTCACGAAAGGGCTGAAACGTCGCTATCGTCTTGCTGCTCGTATTGGCTCATTAGTTAACGAATTTAAAGATTTTGACGAAAGTCTCTTGAACATTATCTTTACGCCTAACTTACCTCGTTCGCTTGCTGAACAAGTCGAGGTATTGGCTGGTTTGGGTGGTCAAGTGTCGCAAGAAACAGCTCTAAGTTTGTCTGGATTGGTCGAAAGTCCAGTCGAGGAACTCGACAGAATGAACAGAGAGGTGTCTGAAATCGATATTAAGGGATATTCTAGCGATTTTAATAATCACGTAGGCAAATACACAAACGATTCTACGAGGGTTGAAGTATGACGTATTGGTCAGAGCGTGCCCAACGTGAGAGAGAGCGAGCTGACAAAAAAACGGAGAGAGAGTTTAAGAAAGAGCTCGAAGACCTCTACAGAATGGAATTAGGTCAGCTACGCAAAGAACTTGACGCTTATATCCAGAACTTCGCTGAAAAGAACGGGCTAGCTGTTGAAGATGCTAAGAAACGAGCTAACGAATTCGATATTAAAGGCTTTGAAAGCAAAGCTAGACGCTACGTTGCTGAGAAAGATTTCAGTGCTACGGCTAACGAGGAGTTAAGGAATTACAACTTCTCGATGTCAGTTGGTAGGCGTGAGCTGCTTATCCAACAGTTAGAGCTTGAATTGATGTCTCTTGCAGAGGGTGAAGAAAAGCTTATGCGTGAGTACCTAAACACTGCTTATAAAGCTGAGATGGCGAGAGGCAGTTTGTTAGATCAGAGTGTGTTAAAAGGCAATATCTTAGCTCATGCAATGGAAACGGCAGTTAACGCTAACTTCGAGGGGGCTAAGTGGTCAGATCGTATCTGGGGCAGAAATGCACAGTTAAGGCAACTGGTTAGGACAGAAGTAACGAGGGCTCTGATTCGTGGTGATAACGGTTTGACGATTGCAAGGCGTATCAGAAAGCACATGGATGTATCACGTACCAATGCAGAGCGTTTGGGTATCACAGAACATGCTAGAGTCCAGACGTTAGCTCAGCAAGACATCATGAAGGAAAATGGCTTTGAGTATTTCAAACTCATGCCAGAAAGTCGAGCGTGTTCGATTTGCAAGGGTATTGGTGAGGAGACAGAAAAGAATCCTGTCAGAATCGCTGATATGGAAATCGGAACGAATGCGCCGCCTATTCATCCGTATTGCCGTTGTGCAGTAGCTGAGGTGGAATAGTGCACCATGTTTTAAGAAACCGTAGAGGGCGAGCCTCTAATGGTGCATAGGGCTATTTTAAGCCCTAAATAAACATTACTACCGTGGCTCAAGGGTAAACACACTAGATAGGACTAGATAAGGCGTAGCTGGCCTATATCGTGGCTTAGAAAGAGTGTTACTTACGAGACTAGATAGGAGAACAAAATGGAAACAGATAATACAACAGTCGAAACGGTCGAAACTGCGGAAGTAAGCCATGACGTTGACAACAGTCAACCGAGCGACTTCCAAGCACCGCAATCACAGTCAGAACTGGATAGCATTGTTAACAAGGCAGTCCAAACAGCCTTGAAGAATCATAAAAAGGGCGAAGAAGCACGAGTAAATGAAGCTATCGCCAAAGCACTACAAAAAGAACAAGACTATTCAAAACTATCTGCTGCTGAGCGTGCGAGCAAGGAATTTGAAGACCAGAAAGCAGAATTTGAAAAACAAGTAGCACAATTTGAATTTGAAAAGTTGAACATGGCAGTTAAAGAAGACCTTGTTTCTAAGGGATTGCCAGTAGAATTAGCTGATATGTTTTGCCATGCTGAAAATGCCGCTGAGGCTCTTAAATTGGTCGGTACGTTTGAAAAAGTCTTCAACGATGCCGTTGCTAATCAAGTCAAAGCTACTATCCGCCAAAACTCGCCTAAAGCTGCAAGCATTGGTGATACTCAAACGGACAATTTTGGGGCTCAACTTGCTAAGTCTACGAGCGTTACGGCTGCTCGTTTTATCTAAAACAGAAAGGAAAACTTTAAATGTCAACAACTAAAATCTTTGACACTTCTAACATTGTTCGCTCATTGCCTTACAAAGCAGTAGCGGCAACCGTAGACAAAACCTATGATGGTGTATTGGTGGACGGCAAGAAGTACATCAAAGCCGGTACATTGGTAGCTGGTAAAGATGGCTCAATCTTTGATGATCGCACTAAATCCGTTGTGGAAAACAAAACAGCGCCAGAAGGTATTGTCCTCTACGACGTAGATTTGACAATCGAAAATGCCGTATCAGTGCTCTATGCCGGTGAAGTTTACAAAAACAAAGTTAACGGCGGAGAAGTTGACGACGCTGTTAAGAAGGCGTTGCCACTTATCAAATTTATCTCTGAGAAATAAAAGGGGGACTATTAAAACATGGGACTTATTTATGATAAGGTAACCGCATCTAACATCGCTGGTTACTTCAATGCGTTGCAAGAAAATGTTAACTCTACTTTGGGTGAGTCTATTTTCCCAGCTCGCAAACAACTTGGAACTAAATTGTCTTACGTCAAAGGAGCGTCTGGTCAAGCTGTTGTATTGAAAGCTGCTGCATTCGATACTAACGTTACAATCCGTGACCGTGTTAGCGCTGAAATGCACGACGAACAAATGCCATTCTTCAAAGAGGCTATGCTTGTTAAGGAAAACGACCGTCAACAACTTAATCTTGTGAAAGACTCTGGCAACGAAGCGTTGGTTAACACAATCGTAGCCGGCATTTTTAATGACGATGTAACACTTATCAACGGTGCGCGTGCTCGTCTTGAAGCTATGCGCATGCAAGTGCTTGCTACTGGTAAGATTGCATTTACTAGCGGCGGCGTTAACAAAGATATTGACTACGGTGTTAAGGCTGAGCATAAGAAACAAGTGACTAAGAGCTGGGCTGATGCGGACGCTAAACCTCTTGCTGACCTTGAAGAAGCTATTGAAACAGCTCGAGAACTTGGACTTAACCCAGAGCGTGCGGTAATGAATGCTAAAACTTTTGGTCTTATCCGTAAAGCTGCATCAACAGTTAAGGTCATCAAACCTCTTGCGGGTGATGGAGCAGCAGTTACTAAATCTGAACTTGAAAACTACATCGCTGATAATTTCGGTGTGTCTATCGTTCTTGAAAACGGCACATACCGTAATGACAAGGGGGAGGTTTCTAAATTCTTCCCAGACGGCCATTTGACACTTATCCCTAACGGTGCTCTTGGTAACACTGTATTTGGTACTACTCCAGAAGAATCAGACTTGTTTGCTGATAACACTGTCAATGCGGACGTTGAAATCGTTAATAACGGTATCGCAGTAACAACAACTAAAACTACTGATCCAGTTAACGTACAAACTAAAGTCTCTATGGTAGCATTGCCATCGTTCGAACGTTTGGATGATGTTTACATGCTTACTGTAATTCCAGCACTCTAATAGGTACTCATTGTGAATATCGTATTAAAAGCGTTTATGGATAAGACGGACGGCACAGTTTACTATGTCGGTGATTTGTACGACGGTGAACGTACTGAGGAACTCATTGAGTTAGGGTACGTCCAAGACGACAAACCGAAGAAGAAAACTAGAGCTAAAAAGACTGCTGAATAGCGAGGTATGGCATGAAGACGTTGGATAAAGACCAAATCATTGAAAATGTATCTGTTGATCTCAACACTAACGACGATGATTTACTTGAAATTCTGTTGGAGCGTGTCGTTAATCACTTCAAATCTGAGTACGGTGTCGAAGAAATCGACAACAAATTGGCATTCATTTTCGAAGATTGCGTAATCAAGCGTTTCAATCGTCGGGGTGCTGAGGGTGCTAAATCTGAGTCAGTAGATGGCCATTCTATGTCGTATTACGACAACGAGAACGAGTTTAAGCCTTATGATGATATGTTACAGCGTCTATACGGCAATTCTGGGCAAGCTAAAGAGGGCGAGGTGCTATTTCTATGAGATACGCTGATACCGTAGTGCTAAAATATAACGATAAGACGAACAAACGCTACGACCCCGACTCAGGTCGCATGGTAGGTGGCAAGGAGTGGGCTAGAACGATAGCGTGCAATGTCACTGGTGCCAGCCTTGACTTACAAGCTAAACTAGGAGACCTATTAAATACTAATAGCATCGTCATTAGATTTAGAAGCCCTATAACAGTTGGGATTGACACGATTGAATACAATGGTGGCAAATACAAACCCGTTACTGTAAGGGACTATTTAGCTGGTCGTAACGTCATCTACGCCAATAAGGTAGGCAAATAATGGCGACACTAGAATTTGAAGGGTTGGACGAAATGGCTCAAAGCCTTTTGAGGAACGCCTCGCCCGAAAAACGCTTAAAGGTTTTGCGCAAATATGGTGCTAAAGTCAAAGAGGCTGCTATTAATAATGCGCAATTTAAAGGCAAGTATACAACGGGTGCTACTCGTAGAAGTATTACCTTGCAAGCTGGAGGCAATCAAGCTATTATCCAAGCCTTGACTAACTATTCGGGCTATGTCGAAGTAGGCACACGAAAGATGGAGGCACAGCCATTTATGAAGCCAGCGCTCGAAGAAGTAGTGCCAGAAATGGTCGAAGAAATGGCAAAATGGGATGAATCATGAAACAACCAGATCAGTTACTTCATGACAAGATGTTTCGGATTAGTAGTGAGTTGGGATACGACACCTATACTTACTTGCCACCCGATGACGTGGCCTATCCATTCGTAGTCATGGGTGAAACAAAGGTCTTGCCACAAGCTACCAAATCGCATTTAATTGGGCGTTTATCGTCTACGGTGCATGTTTGGGGGCGTGTGGATGACCGAAAATTATTATCAGATATGGCTGGACAGTTAATGTCTAGCTTTTTTGCTATCAAAAATATTGACGGCATGCAGTTTTCAGCAGAGGTTAACCAGTCGTCAATTGATAGCAATCGAGACAATAGCACGGATGAAGTTTTATATCACTTCATCGTGTATACGTATTTTAAATTTGTTTAATTAGGAGGAAGAAATGGCTGAAACTAAAGTCAAAGAAGCCCAATTAGGGAAAGAAAAAATCTTGATGTTCCGTAAATTCGGAGACAAGACTGCAGCGGCTAAACTTGCCTTGCAAACTGAGCATGAGTGGGAATACTCACGAGATGCTGATACTACAAAAACCAAAGATGGTGCAGTGGTTGCAGACGGCGGTCTTGAAACTAAACTTTCAATCACTGCTATCGGTACCAAGGACGAGCTAAATGAAATGCTCAAGAAATCAGTAGTGGACGGTTACAAAGTCGAAGTTTGGGAAATCGACTTGTCCGACAAGAAGGACAATGGGAAATATGGCGCACTCTACGCTATTGGACGTTTGTCTAACTGGAAAGTGCCCGCTAACGTTGAGGAACTTGTAGAAATTGAATCAGAAATGTCAGTAGAAGGTAAACCACAAGCTGGTGAAGCTACATTGACGGCTGAGCAAGTCAAGGAAATTCAATACACATTCCAAGACACAACTGCGATCAATTCCCTCTAATAGTATGTAATTATTTTGAGCCAAGCTGTTTCAGTTTGGCTTTTTATTTTAGGAAAAAATAGGAGTAAACAAACAATGAACACAATCACTATCGAAAATAAAGACTACCCTTTGGATTACGGCTTCGACTTCATCCGAGAGCTTGACAAACGCTATTCTGTCTCTGACGGTGGTGTTTCGTTCGGTTTCGGGGTACAGCACGCAGTCGTAGACTTGCAGCAAAAAAATCCAGTAATCTTGCTTGACCTCATTCAAGCAGCAACTATCACAGAGCGTCAAAAACCGTCTGTTAAAGGGATTGAAGCCTATGTTATTGAAGTAGCTGAGAAAGACCAACTTGACACACTTTTCGAAGATTTTTTATCAGCATTGCGTACGCAGCCTTTGACGAAAGCAACCGTGAAACGAGTGGAAGAAGCAACAGAGTAGCTAAAACCGCAAGTGATAACCAAGATTCAGCTGAAACGTATGAGGAATTAATTACTAATGCTATGGCTGATTTTGGTGTGTCGTTGCTTGAAGCTCGAAGAATGACGCTTAAAGAGATGAGACTCTATCAGAAAGCGCATAAGAAACGTTCTCTGAGTAAAGAAAGAGAAATCTATCAACTTGCTTATCTTAATCGTTTGGTGAATGCCACGACGAAAGATGGCAAAAAGTATTACTTCGAGAAATTTGACGACTTCTATAATGCTAAAGAACGAGCCCGTGAGGTGTTAGGTGAGAAAATCACTAACAACAAGCTATTAGATCGGGCTAGGAATAATCTTAATTACAAACGAGAAAGAGGGTTGCTAGATGGCAGATAAAACGTTTAACGTCCGAGCGATATTAAGCGCTCAAGATAACGGCATGTCTAGCGCACTCAAAAGGGCACAACAAAACGCTGAAAATTTGGGCAAAACTGGCACCAAGTTAGGCTCGGTTTTCAAAAGCGTTTTGGGTGCTAATTTAGTTAGTGCTGGTATTACTAAGGGAATCGGAGCATTGACTAGTGGTATGCGTGGGATGGCTAGCGAGCTCAACAGCTCCGCTAAAGCATGGAAAACCTTTGAAGGAAACATGCGTCAAATCAACATGCCCACTGATCAAATACAAAAAGCCAAAAGCGAATTGCAAGACTTTGCCACTAAAACCATCTATTCCGCATCTGATATGGCCTCTACCTACTCACAGTTAGCAGCGGTAGGAACGAAGAATACAACGGAACTCGTTAAGGGCTTTGGTGGCCTTGCGGCAGCGGCTGAAAACCCAGCACAAGCCATGAAGACCTTGAGTCAACAAGCTACTCAAATGGCTGCTAAGCCTAAAGTGCAATGGCAAGATTTCAAACTCATGCTAGAACAAACGCCCGCTGGTATTGCGGCGGTTGCGAAAGAAATGGGCATGAGCACAAGTGAGATGGTTAAAGCTGTCCAAGATGGCAAGATTAAGACCGAGGACTTCTTTGACGCTATTACCAAGGTTGGTAACAACGAGGCGTTTAGTAAGATGGCCACAGAATTCAAGACTGTTGACCAAGCGATTGACGGTATGAAAGAATCTCTTGCTAACAAGTTGATGCCGCAATTTGAAAAACTCAATCAAATCGGTATCAAGGCAGTTGTAGGGCTTACGGATGCGCTAGAGAGGATAGACATCAACGGCATTGCTGACAAGATTGGCAGTGGGTTGCAATCACTTTGGAAAGGCTTTTCAAACACTGGAGCTTTAAAAAATCTGGGTGCGACGTTTACTTATATTGCCAGCTCAATCAAGCAATTATTTAGCAAAATTGACGGCAGTAAGCTCATGCAGGGCATTGGCTCAGTATTTGGGGACATTGCTAACGGTATTTCACAAGCCTTGAATATTGCCACGACATCAGTTAGAAGCTTCATCAGCTCGTTTGCTGATACTGGAGCTTTTCAATCGTTCAAGGCAGCAGTGCAAGATACTTGGAACGCCCTTAAAGCTATCGGTTCGTCATTCGGTGAGGTGCTCGGTAGCTCAGAAATGCAGTCAATCATTTCAGGGCTTGGCTCAGCTCTTGGAACGTTAGTTAGCTGGATATCTCAAGTTATTTCAGCAATATCTAGGTTTATCAGTGCAATTCCACCGGGAATCTTAAACGGAATCACTAGCGGTATTTTAGCCATGGTAGCAGGCTTCATGACTGCAAAAGCTGGTATTTCAGCGGTAGGTGTTGCATTGAAAGGGTTGGACTTCATCAAGAGTCTAAATCCATTCAAGAAATTCGGAGCGGATGCAGCAGAAGGAACAGAACAAGCTGCTAACAGTGCGAGACGTTCTAAATCAACTATCACTCAGCTATTTAGTGGAATGGCTAATGTCATTAAGTCAGCAGGAACTAGTATTTCAACGGCTGCAAGAGGCATCGGAACAGGTATCTCTACAGCATTTAAGGGGATTGGTACAGCTATCAAATTCGCCTTGCAAGGTCTTAAAGGTCTCAATCCAGCTACATTACTTTCATTCGGTGCATCCGTAGCCATTGCCGCAGTCGGTATCGGTGCGGGTATTGGTATTATTGTTGCATCGTTCACACTTTTAGCTACTCAATCTCAAGGGGTTTCACAAATTCTGAACGCTATAGGTTCAGCGTTCGGGACTGTGGTTGAATCGATTGGCAAGGCAGCAGGAACTATCGTTGAAGCGTTCGGGACTGCATTTGGTATTGTCGTTAAGGCAGTCGGTGAAGCTGCGCCGGGATTGGCTAAACTTTCACCATTGGTTGAAGCTATCGGCACTGCCCTTGGCAATGCAGCACCATTCATTACGGCATTCGGTAACGCTTGGACATCTATCCTGGGAACGTTGCCAGCTATTATCAGTGCATTTAGCGGACTAGTTTCTGCTATAGGCTCAGCGATCAGCCAAGTAGCTACCGCTATCACTCCGATTGTTCAAATTATCGGAAATACTATCACGGCAGTAACTCAGATTATCGCTAACGCTATCGTGGCAATTGCTCCGGTTATCGCGAATTGCATTGTCCAAGTAGCCCAGGTAATCGGTCAATTTGGACCACAGATTGCAATGGTTTTGCAAGTGATTGTCCAAGCTATTCAAGCAACGGCACCAGTCATTATGACCTTGATTCAAGGGATTGTGACAGTCGTTCAAACACTTGCACCAGTTATTAGTCAAGTGATTTCTGCAATCGTTACAGTCGTTCAAACTCTTGCACCGATCATTAGCCAAATCATTTCAGCTATTGTGACAGCTATCACTCAAATTGTGCCTATTATCACGGCAATCGGTGGTGTGATTAGTGCTGCATTTAGTGGCATTGCCTCAGTTGTTTCAGCAGCAGGAATGGCAATTGCTACGGCTGCGATGGGTATCGGTACGGCTATTAGTACGGCTCTAAGTGGTGTTTCTGGTGTCATTAGCTCGGTTGGGTCTGCGATTGGTACAGCATTACAAGGCATTGCTGACGTAGTGCAATCAGTCGGAACTTCAATCAGTACAGCGGCGCAAGGTATCGGTGACGGTATCAAGTCAGCATTTGAAGGCATTTCAGACGTGATTACCTCTGCAGGTAGTGCAATCAGTAGTGTATTGGATAGTCTTGCTAATGTGTTCAACTCAATCGGTACGGCTGCTCAAAAAGCTGGTACTGGTTTCAATCAATTGGCAAACGGTGTCGTTAAGATCACCAATACTAACCTTGGAGACATGGCTGCGTCTCTTGCAGCAGTAGCTAAAGGTGTGGGCTCGATTGGTAATAATTCAGCGGGGCTTGCAAAAGCTGGTACTGGTATGACTCAACTTGGAAACGGCATGAGTAAGGTGTCTAGCTCAGCATCTAGTGCTGTATCTGGATTGACTTCGTTCTCAAGTACGATCACAAGCATTCAATCAGCATTCACCAGCTTGCAGTCACTATTGACATCAGCAGGAACAGCGTTCAGCACGTTCTCTAGTCAAGCTAGTCAATCACTTGCTGGGTTAACGGCTATTGTTGGGCCTATTACAACCTTTAGAACTGAGATCACGACACTAGCCCCAGCATTAACGCAAGCGGCAAGTGGATTGACTCAATTTAGCTCTATTTCAACAACATTGAGCTCAAGCATGGCTGCTATTAGTGCAAGCATGACCGTGTTAACCGCTAGTCTGACAAGTTTGGCTAGTCAATTAACCATGATTACTAGCAGCATGACAACAGTGTCAGCGGGTATGACCATGTTTGGCACTGGTATGACTGCGATTGGTACAGCACTGACTATGCTGAATGCTCAGTTTATGATGTTTGCTACATCGCTAACACAATTGACAACACAATTCATGACAGCGGTAATGCCGCTTAACATGTTCAACATGGCACTAACCATGATGACACCAGCCTTGATGTTAGCATCTACTGGATTCATGCAATTTAACGCTCAAGTCATGCAATCTGTAACTGGAATGACTGCACTTTCAACAGCTATTGCTACTATTCCGGCTATCCTTACAGCCGTAGCGAGCACCGCTAATAATGCGGCATCAGCTATCATGCGCATCGCAACTAGCGCACCGCTTATCGCAAGCGCTATGAATAGTGCAGCTGGACAAGTTCAGTCAGCTATGCAACGTATGGCACAAGCTGTGCAGTCTAGTGGTCAGCGTATGATCCAAATGGGTCGCCAAGCTGGGACTCAGACTGGTCGGAATATCGCAAGCGGTATTCAGTCAGCGGTTGGGCAAGTAGGCTCAGCTATGGATAGCTTAGTTAATGCGGCGGCTGCCAGAGCTAATGCTGGGGTAGGACGCATGAGAGCGGCAGGGGCGCAAATCGGTAACGGTTTGGCTCAAGGTATGCTATCAGCTCTAGGAGCAGTAACAGCGGCAGCTAATGCCCTTGTAGCACAAGCAGAACGAGCAGCGCAAGCAGCGGCCCAAATCCACTCACCATCACGCTTATTCCGTGATAATGTTGGTATCTATATCGGTCAAGGTATGGCTGTTGGTATTGATAAGAGTGTTAAATACGTCAAATCATCAATTGCTGACATGATTGATACTGCTAGCCATTATGCTATCAGCGCCCGCGACCTTTTTGAAGATAACAATATCTTTGATAGCTTCGAAGGTGGCAAGATGCGAGGAAGTATTGATTTGTCAATGGCAGACGATGCCAGAATGGACAGATTAGAGCAAGCGCTTGACCTTATCACTGATCTAGTAGGACGTCCGATTTCTCTTAACATCAACGGCCGTGAGTTTGCTTATGCGGCAGCCGATGACATGAGTAGCTACCAAAAAGCGCAAGAATTTACTTACAAACGAATGAGAGGGCTTGAATAATGGCTTTATTTCAATTTAATGGATATGACCTAAACAACTATTTCAAGCTTATCAAAGTAGAGCATGAGATAGGAAATGAACGGTCTATCTCAACAGATTCAGCGCCATCGATTGGCGTTAATGTTCAACACGTCAATATTGGTGCTAAGAAGATTAAGGTTACAGTCAGTCTAGCCACTAGAGATTTGGCTGATATGACATTTATCGACCCTAATCAACCAGCACCGACTGACAACGGGCAGTTTTACCGAGTTAGGGAAGAAGCTGCTAGAGTGCTACATACCAAAGAGGCGGTTAAGCTCTGTTTACCAACGGAGCCTGACCGCTATTATTTGGCACTTGTTAAAGGTGAGGTCAATCTGAGAGGTATCTCTGATTGGTATGACCAAGCAACGATTGAATTCATCGTACCAGACGGCGTAGCGCATTCGACTACTTACAAGCGTGTTACTGATTTTCGTGAAGATAAAGGGAAAATGATTTTTTCTATCGACAACCAAGGCTCAGAGAATGCCTATCCAATAATCACGCTAAAAGCTAACGCTGATAACGGCTACTATGGATTAGTTAACGAAAAATTCGCATTCGAGGTCGGGAATACCGAAGAAGTAGACGTGGAGCCTTACAAACATTCAGAAATTCTGTTCGATTATGTTTCAAATAATTGGATTGTCAAGGGTCTAGCAGAAGGGAAGAAGAACGTCGGTATCTTAAACGATACACTTCAAAATCTAAATGGGACACTTGGAATTGTCGATGCGTGGGGCAGACCACACCTTGCGTTGACAAATCGGGGTAGTGGTCGAGAAATCAACAACGCCGCATCTCTTACGTGGGATATTCCAGCAGATAGCACAGGAGAACGGGGCTCTATCAATGAGTATATGTGGTGGAGACAGATTTTTTGGGTAAATCCAGCTAATCAAGTTGGTTTTATCAAAATTTCCATTACCGCTGAAAACGGCGAATTTCTGTATGGTGTCGAAACCATCAAACGTGGGAACGGCTTGACTACGGAATACAACCTTTTGACATCTAACGGCATAGGCGGTTACAACATGCACAAATTGGGCACTTTTTGGGCTACTCACAATGCGCATGAAAACCCGTTCAATAAAGACAGTGGACAATCTGACTTACAGCGTCGGGATGAAGAAATACAAGTTTTTTGGCGTGGCAGTTATCCAAAGTTCAAAGTTCCAGAAATCAAAGGGAAAAAGTCAGCTAAAGTACACGTAGCACTAGGGGCATTTGGTAATGATAGACCGGCGCCAACCCACATGTATTTAGACTCTTTCGTTTATCGAAAAGATTTTGTCAACGGGACGAAGGACATCCCAAACAGATACTCACAAGGGAGCTCGTTAGTGATTAACAGCGAGACGGACATAGTCTATCTCAACAATCTACCTAATTTAGATCAGATTGTTGATGGCTCATTGTGGCCAGTGTTGCCACCGGGACAATCAGAGTTGGAAATTATCCAATCATCGTGGGGCAATAAGAAGCCTAGCGTAACCATTGAATTTGAAGAAAGGTGGATTTAATGTTATTAACCATTCATAACAATAATTTGCAAAAAGTTGCTTATATAGACAACGAGAAGCAAACCACCTTGAATTTTTTTAACGACAAATGGACTCGTTCCCTTGAGTCAGGCACATCTGTATTTGAGTTTTCGGTCTTTAAGAAAAAAATCAAGTCAGATACAGTTGTTGAGAAAGCTTACAAACACTTAAACGAACGCTCATTTGTTAGTTTTCGATACAAAAAGAAGTCATATCTCTTTAATGTGATGAAAATTGAAGAAGATGAGCATATCATCCGTTGCTATTGCGAGAATCTGAGTCTTGAGCTCTTACTTGAGTACCAAGGAGCGTACAAGGCAACAAAACCCATGACATTCAAGGAATACTTGGACGAATGGGGCACGTTGGGGTTGTCTAAGGTAAGATTGGGGATAAATCAAATCAAGGACGCTAAGAAAACCCTTGAATGGGAGGGACAAGAAACTGCCCTTGCTCGTTTGATTTCGTTAGCTCGAAACTTCGATGCTGAAATCGAATTTGAAACGAAATTACAAGCTGATAGTCAGCTTGATGAGTTTGTTTTAAATGTTTATAAGGCTCACGATGATAAGAATCAAGGTGTCGGGCGCAAACGTAGTGATATCGTGATTAAGTACGGTAAGAACATCAAGAGTATTAAACGCAGCATTGATAAAACCAAAATTTACAACGCTGTCAAACCTGTTGGGCGCAAAGAGGAAACAAAGGAGAAAACAAGTAAGGTTTCAAATCCAGCTACTAGTCAAGTAGCTGGTGGTGGTAAGAAATATACAGGAGGCAATCTTGTATACGCTGGGCACCCATTGAGTGCTAATTTGGTGCAAACCATTTTAAATCTATGTGTCCAACGTAACCTCTTGCCGTCCGGTGTCCTAGCCCAACTCTATCTTGAGTCTTGGTGGGGTGCTTCTAATGTAGCTAAGCGAGACAATAACTGGGGTGGTATCACTGGGGGTGCTCAGACTCGCCCTAGTGGCGTTGTTGTTACCACTGGTAGTGCTAGACCTGCTAACGAGGGCGGGACATATATGCACTATGCCAGCGTTGATGACTACATGAAAGACTACACCTATCTGCTAGCAGAACAGACAAGTGGTGGCCGTAAAATGTACGGCGTCAAAGGCAAGCAGAATATCGAGGAATATACAAAAGGGCTCTTCCGAATCGGTGGAGCTCTTTATGATTATGCTGCCGCTGGATACGCCCACTACATTGCTCTAATGCGAGATATCCGAAACGGTATCAACCGAACAAACGGGAATATCTTAGACAAGCTTGACGATTTATGGAGACAACCAAATAATCAAATTACTCAACCAAATCAACCAGTTACGAGAACAGTTAAGGCTGATAAGGTTATCGCCGTTATCAACGAAATGCAAGGGTTGAAAGGTCGTCGAGTTGGTAGTGGTCAATGTTACGCATTGGCGGCGTGGTACTCGATGAAATTAGGCGGTCCCGGTCTTGGCGGTGGTGTAACTGGCATCTCTGGTTTGATTGGCGCTGGTATGGCAGCTGGTAAGATTGGTACTGACTACGCATGGGACAGATTCGGTTGGAGCGTTGTTAGACCTAGCAACACCAACCAACTGAAAGCTGGAGCCATTGCTAACATCAAGCCGTACAATGCGTATCAAGGTACGTCGGTCTGGGGGCACGTTTCAATTATCGTAGCTAACAATGGTAGCACGGTAACGGTTTTAGAACAAAACTATGCGGGTCGTCAATACGTAGTTCAAAACAGCTATCCAGCAAGTGCTTATCTAGGCGCTATTGAGACGCTGTGTTATCCACCGGAGCTAAAAGAGGGCAAAACCGTCGAGGGTAGAACTGAAACGGGTAGCACACCGAATGTAGCAGCGCCAGAAGTCGAAACTAAAGAGGTTTCTGTCAGCACCGTCGAAGTCGTTATCGATCCCAAGAAAAAACAACAATGGAAAAATGAAAAAGGAGAGGTAGAGTTCTACCTTGAGGGCAGCTTACTGTTTGCCCCAATTTCGAAACGTTTATATCCATCCGTTTTGACTGGTAAGGAAACGAATGACAACTGGATTCGTAAGGACATGGAAGTCGAGACAGATAGTGAAGATGTGCTGATTTCAACAGCACTTAGAAATCTACGCAAATTCTGTTATCCAGCAATCACTTATGAAGTTGATGGTTTCCTTGATCTCGACATTGGAGATACCGTCAAAATTCAAGACACCGGTTTCTCGCCTATGCTTATGCTTGAAGCCCGCGTCAGTGAGCAACAGATTAGTTTCTCCAATCCAGTCGAGAATAAGACGGTATTCGCTAATTTTCAAGCGTTGCAGAACAAAGTATCCGACAGTCTGTTGACTCGCATGGCTAAATTGGCCGAGCAAGCCATCCCTTACGAGTTGAAACTTTCGACTGACAACGGGACTACCTTTAAAAATAATGTCGGTCAAAGCGTGTTAAAAGCATCGCTTGAAAGGAACGGCAAGGTTTATCAACCGCTGCTCTTTTACAAAAATGGTGATGCGATTATCGGTACTGGCAATCAGTTAGTTGTTAGACCGACAGACTTTGAAAACACTTTACAAGTTACCGTCGAAGCCTACCTTGATGATGAGTTAGCAGCAAGCGCTGAGGTTACATTCACCGAGGTCGTTGACGGCGAACGAGGTCCTAAAGGTGACAAAGGCGACAGAGGTAACGACGGACTACCCGGCAAAAACGGGGTAGGTATCAAGAATACCACTGTAACCTATGGACTATCTGACAACGAAACAACCCAGCCTACTAACTGGACAGCAAATCCACCGGCATTGGTTAAAGGCAAGTATCTTTGGACCAAAACAGTCTGGACGTACACTGATGACACCTCTGAAACTGGGTATCAAAAAACCTACGTAGCAAGAGACGGCAACGATGGTAATAACGGTATCGCTGGTAAGGATGGCGTGGGAATTAAAAAAACCACGATCACTTACGCAGTCGGAACATCAGGAACAACTGCTCCAACAAGCGGTTGGAATAGCCAAGTGCCTAACGTGCCAGCAGGGCAATACCTATGGACTAAGACGGTTTGGACTTACACCGACAACACGAACGAAACTGGATATTCAGTATCTAAAATTGGTGAAAAAGGGGACAAGGGCGAAAAAGGCGAACGTGGGGCACAGGGTGAGCGTGGACCACAAGGTTTGCAAGGCCCACAAGGAATCCAAGGGATACCGGGTGCAAAGGGCGCTGATGGTAAAACACAGTATACCCACATCGCTTATGCCGATACCACAATCGGTGGTGGTTTTAGTCAAACAGACACTAACAAGCCATTTATCGGTATGTATCAAGACTTTAATGCTATTGATAGTCAAAACCCGCAAGATTACCGCTGGAGCAAGTGGAAGGGTAGCGATGGACGGGACGGCATCCCCGGTAAAGCTGGGGCGGACGGAAGAACACCTTACGTCCATTTCGCTTACGCTGACAGCGCCGATGGTCGAAATGGTTTCAGTTTGAGCCAGAATGGCAACAAGCGCTATTTGGGCGTATGTACCAACTTCAACCAAGCAGACAGCACAAACCCAGCTGATTATGTTTGGAATGATATGGTTGGTAGCGTTTCGGTCGGTGGCGAAAATCTGATCGTTAACTCAGCATTTCCGGATAACCTTGACAATTGGGGTTATTGGGAAGTGCCACAGAAAAACGCTAACTTATCCATTTCAAGCCATGGCTTTTACTACAATGGCGCTAGGCCGCTATTCTTGCTGAAAACATCATCATCGTCATTAGTCCCAGCTTCCACGCTACGTTTTCCAGTTAAACGCAATACTGATTATTCGTTCAATATTCAGACGTTTGCCACCGGAAATATCAATGGCTTAGACATCTATTTCCTTGGTCGTAAGTCGAACGAAACGAATAAAACTTTTACAAAGGTTGTCAATTTCAAATCTCATAACGGCTCACCGTCAACGAACGGACTAGCTAAGTGGCACTTGACTTTCAATGCTGGTGAATGTGACGAAGGCTTCATTCGTATCGATAACAAGGGTACGAACAACGGCAGTGAGTCGATGTTATTCTTCACTGAGCTAGACTGCTACGAGGGCACAACTGACCGAGCATGGCAAGCGTCTCCGAAAGACCTTGAGAAACAGTTAAACAGCAAGGCTGACAGTGCGTTGACGCTTGAGCAGATTAATGCACTTAACGAGCGTGCTGGAATCATTCAAGTTGAGATGGAAGCTAAAGCGAGCGCTGAAATCTTGAATAACTGGATTAAAACTTATCAAGATTTTGTTAAGTCAAACGAGACCGAGCGGGCCGCAGCTGAAAAAGCTTTGGTTAGTTCAAGTCAGCGGGTGTCTACTATCGCTAAAAATTTAGGCGAGCTGTCTGATCGTTGGAATTTCATCGACACTTACATGAGCTCGTCAAACGATGGTTTGGTAATTGGTAAGAACGATGGTAGCTCAAGCATGATGTTCAACCCAAACGGACGCATTTCGATGTTCAGTTCTGGGGTTGAAGTAATGTACATTTCACAAGGTGTCATTCACATCGAGAACGGTATCTTCTCGAAAACCATTCAAGTCGGACGATACCGTGAGGAACAATACCACATCAATCCAGACATGAATGTCATTCGATATGTAGGAGGATTTTAATTGGCCGAATTTTGGAGTAATAGCGATAGAGGTTTTAGGCTTAGGCTTTGGGTTGACCAAGTAAGTCAAGACAAAGTAGCCAACACAAGTCAAGTTAGATTTCAATTAGCACTGTTAAACACAGCAGCTACATTTACCGGCTACTCATGTAGCGCTTTTATCGATTTCGACGGAAATAGACGTCTAAATTGGTCTGGTAGTCCTAGTGTGTTAGGGGCTAATCAAATAATCCCACTGATTGATGAAACGGTTACTATTCGACACGACGGGGACGGGGCGAGAACGTTCGGATTCATGGCACAGTTTACTGGGGGCGGCGGGTACAGCCCGAATACGCTAACAGTTAGCGGAAGTTCATACAAACTAACCGACATCCCACGAGGGAGTTCTACAAGCGATATTACAGCCGTTATCGGAAAACCAACGACGATCAACATCAATCGGAAACAAGATACATACAGACACTCGATATGGGTGCGTTTTGGAAGTTGGGAAAAGAAAATAGCTGGTGACGATATCGAAACAAGCTATACATGGACACCAGAACCTGCTTTGTACAACCAACTTACAGATAACACCAGAGGTTTTGGCGAGGTTACTATTATTGCCTATGAAAACGGCAGAGAGGCATCGAGAGACATCAAACGTCTACAACTTACTGTCGCTGACGATATCAAACCAAAACTATCTGGGATAACATTGACGGATACTAATGCAGTAGCGGGGAATCTCATTACAAGCTCGGAGCACTTCGTCCAAATCATGTCAGACATTAGAGTGACATTTGACGGCGCCGCTGGTGTTTACGGCTCAACAATTAAAAGTTATAGAGCTGAAATCGTTGGGGGAAATCAATCGGTTAACTCTAACGGTGGCACGTTTGGGATTATGAATTTTAACGGCCAAGTAACCGTTAGAGCGACTGTTACCGATAGCCGTGGGCGTACAAGCGCACCAATTGAGAAAACAATTACTATCCTTGAGTATTTTGCACCATCGCTAAAAGTCGACGTGACAAGGGTTGGTGCTACATCAAGCACCTTGCAAGTTCTAAGGAATGCTAAAATTGCACCACTGGCCGTTAACGGCGTCCAAAAAAACACCATGAAATTAACATTCAAGGTGACGCCTTATGGCAAGGATAGTTACACAACAGACACCGGTCCTGCCTCCGGTGATTGGGCTGGTGTTTCAAGCCTAGTCAATTCCTCTGCTAATTTAGCGGGTGTATATGCTGCTAATAAATCATGGGAAATTTTGGCGGTTTTAGAAGACAAATTCACTAACGCAAGTTCCAAGGCGCCTGTTCCCGTTGAGAGCGTGGCGCTCTCTTACGATCAATCGGGGCTCGGTGTTGCCAAAGTCCGTGAGCGTGGTGCTCTTGATGTTGCTGGGGATATTTATGCCAATAATAGTCAAATTCAGCAATATCAGCTGACCGGCAACAACGGCGCACCGAAATGGATAGATGGCAAACCTAACGTTACCAACGCAAATTGGTTAGATCAGCCGGGTCAATATTACATTGACCAAGCGGCACAGGGGAACCCTAATGGTCAATGGGGATACCTATTTCATTACAGCAATTATGGTAAGAACACCGATGGTTTTAAAGAAGCCATCCAGATTTTTTGGGGAAACAACGGTCAATTGTTTTTCAGACATCACCGATGGTCAAAGAAAATTGATGACTGGGAACCTTGGAAAGAGTTTGCCAAAAACGAAAACACAAACTTAATCAACACTGGATGGAAACCCGCTGGAGTAGAAGGTAGTTTCTATAAGCGTGTCGGAGATGTGTTGACTGTTAAATACAACTTTACTGGTACGGGTGGGGATATGAAAATGGCTGAATTGCCAGCCACGGTGTTTACAGCGCCGCAAGGGTACATGTTTACAATTTCTGGCTGGTCTATCGGTACTAATACAGATACTCACGTCCAAATTAATAAGGATAGTAGCAGTATTGTAGTTTTGGGCACTGGTAAAGATACAGCGTACTTAGGTCAACTCACAATCATGCTATAAACAGAAAGGTTAATCTATGAAATTTGAATACGCTTCAAAATCTCAAGAATACGACGCTAGCGGTGCAGCGTCCGCCACCAAGGTGGTTTTAAAAAATACTGACGGGGCCATCATCCCCGTTTTTTTGCCGGTTGAAAAAATCGACTTGTCAAACACTGAACTCTTAAATGCGGCGCTTGAGGTGATCTACCAAGAGAATTTCCCACAACGCGCTGAGACCGAGAAGTTTAATGAGCTTGATGACAAAATCAAAGAATACAACGTTTTAAATAAAAAAGCCGCTGAGACCATCGCTAAGATGGAAGCGCAAATGACGAAACAGCAAGAGCAATCGAAGACAGCGCAGCTTACACTAATCAACGTCATTTCTAAACTGTACGAGAAAGAGGTACTAACTGATGAAGATTTGGCTGAAACGTCTATCGGTGAAATTAAAGATAACTAAAGAAGTAATAGAAAGAGAAAAAGATATGATGGCTAAATTATTTGCAATTAACATTGTCGCTGGATACTATCCATTCGCAAAAGTTCCTAAAGTTTTGAAACCAAAAGTAAAAGAACAAATCGCTCTTATAGTTGAGGATGAAGAACTTTTGGCACAACTTACAAAAGAGTAGTTAAGCTTTGAAAATGGGGGTTAAATAACTATTTAAGGAGAGTGAAATGCACAGCAAACCAGACGGCATTTTTGGGGTCTTCGATGTGGTTCGTGACTTCTACGCACACGGAATTGATGAACATTTATGGGTATTCCTGCTAATGATCATCATATTCAGTGACATCGCCATTGGTGTAGCAAGAGCTTGGGCTTTCCATGAGTTTACGAGCTCAAAATTTAGAAAAGGGCTAGTCGGTCATATAGCCATGTTTACGTTTGTAGCCATTTTCTATCCGTTCGCAGTCTTCATGAACTTGGGAGGTATCCTAGATACATTTATCTTCGCCATGATTGCCGCTTACGGCTCTAGTATCTTGGCTAGTCTATCAGCTTTAGGGGTGGAAATCCCATACTTCGATAAGTATATTAAGAATAATATCGATAAAGAAAAATTTATTTTGACCTCAGATAACGAGGATGAAAAAAAGGAGAATAATGACAATGATTAATTTTAAACTTCGCTTACAAAACAAAGCTACTCTAGTAGCTCTTATCTCAGCAATTTTTCTTATGTTGCAGCAATTTGGGCTTGAAATCCCACACAATATTCAAGAGGGAGTTAATACTTTCGTTGTGATCTTGGTAATTTTGGGAATCGTAACAGACCCAACGACTAAGGGTGTAGCTGACAGCGAACGAGCACTAAACTACCACGCACCTCGTGAGGACTAGCCTATGGCTAAGCTCATGACCTCAATTAACCAAATTCAAGGCGGTGATGTTCTCAAATCTGGGGACACCACCTCAGTCTTTGGTTTTGAAATTTTGGGTTACGATGGGAAACGCATGGAACTGTCTGGTACTGGTAAGCTAACACTGTCCAATGATGAAACGGTGGCATTGTATCAAGATGTTACCGTTGAAAATGGGACGTTCTCATTCTCAATGGGGAACGTGGTAGCTACTGGCACTTACTACCTTGAAATTAAACTAGATGGGCATATCTTCCCGTCAAATAATTTCAAAGTGAAAGTGAAAAACTCACTGAATGCGGACAGTGCAATTCCATCGGACAAGAGCCCTAAATTAAAGTTACTAGCTGATGAATTGCGAGATTCTGGGTTAATCAGCGGTGGCAGTGAAATTACGGAAGACCTCGTAAATGTCTACAATCTTGCTAAAATCTGAAAGGAATAATTAAATGAGTAAATTACACGATTTCGCCCAAGCCGTTGGTGCAGATATCAAAGAAATTAAAACAGCGTTGGCTGGCAAGGCTGAGAAAGGTGAAGTAACCGCTAACGGCATCACTCAAGACCAACTTAATACTGCAATCACGCAAGCGAAAGCCGATATCATTGGTGGAGCCCCCGAAAACCTTAACACACTCAAGGAAATTGCTGATAACATCGAAGCAGCGGGTGGCAATACCAACAGCGGTATTATCTCGAAAATGACTGAATTGGGTGGCCGTCTCGATACCATCGAGCAAGAAGACCTTGTGAACGTATACAACGCAGCGAAAGCGTGAGCCTATGAGTAAGTTCACAGAATTTGCTCAAGCGGTCGGAGCAGATATCAAAGAAATTAAAGATAAACAATCGTCATCATTGTCTATCAGCCAAGCGTATGGGTTGTTTCCAACTTTCAATAACTTTTTTCTACAGGTTTTAGAACAAAATAGATTTGCGGAAGACCCACTTGTAACCAAATCTCAATTACCCATAAAAGATATTAAAGAAGTTCAATCTGGTGTTATCGAAAACAAATACGAATTGCTAAATCCATCTAACGGTGAACGATTTATCAGTCCTATTAGTTATTGGTATCCCGACTTCCATAAGACATCGTCTAAATGGAATCAAGCAATTACCATGTCTGACAAACTCGGATTCGTTATTATTAACCCTAATAGCGGACCCGGCGACCAAAAAGACGATATGTACGCACAACAAGCTATTCGTGCTAAAGCTGTAGGGGCCACTGTGCTTGCATACGTAGCAACTGGATATGGTAAAGTTGAGATTGACTCTATTATCAGTCAAATCAAACAATATCAAGAATGGTATACAATCGAAGGTGTATTTCTCGATGAAACAATCAATGGTTTCTCTGAACAAGCAAGTCTAATTCCTAAATATATCGAAATGGGTAAACGTATTAAAGATACATACGGAAAAGACTTTATTGTTGTGGCTAATCCCGGTTCAAACGTTATTGAGTCTTTGTTAGACTCTGCTGACGTGTTTATGAACTTCGAGTCTGCTGCTGAGAAGTATATTGATGGCTCTCGTGAAGTTACACCTTCATATTGTCTATCGCAACCTTATAACAAGTTCTGGCATTGCATCTACAATGTTACAAAGGACAACTACAAGGCGGTTCTTGAAAAGGCTGATAAAGAGCATGTCGGACACCTCTATTTGGTTGATAATCCTAGTTATGGTTCTCCAGCGGCCCCTTGGTTGCAAGAGGCCATGCGTGATTGGGCAAATAAAAACACCTCACTTGCAAAACGTGTTGAACGGTTGGAAACTTCTGGAGTGCCAACAAGCACCGTATCAGCCCCAGAGATGGCGGTTTACAAAATCCCAGACGAATACTTCCCTGCATCTTTTAAGGGCAAGATAACGGCTAAAATGGCCGTCTATGGCAATGCTATTGATATCTCTATCAAGGTTAACGAATACATCGGTAGCTCAACCGAGACGGATAAGGACGAAGCGACTGAAACATGGCCTAGTGGACTGCTAGACTACGCTGGCAATCTGACTATTCCATTCACTAAGTACTCGTCTAAGCAAGGTTATTCGCCCTTCCTAGTGGTCAACGCAAGCGGTAAGCTAACGTTTAGAGGATCTGGCATGGACGCTAACGGGGCATGTTTCGGACATATCAACTATTTAGCTACTAACCCAACCGTTCCGACTGGTTGGACGAAATTTTAGAAAGGAGACCTATGACATTTAAAACACAGTTATTAAACACGCTTGAAAGTCTAGTGAATCAACGTGTAACTGTTCCTACCAACCCTTATGGCGGACAATGTATAAGTTTGATTGACTACGTTTTACAGTATGCGGGTTTATTTAACCTTGATTTCAGCTACTTAAACGCCATTGATGGCTTAAACCGTGCTGAAAATCTAGGTTTGAAAGTCACACGCTTCAATGGTGCGAACAATCCACCAGTAGGGAGTGTGTGGGTAACTAACTGCTTGCCCTATCATCAATTTGGGCACATTGGCTTTGTGGTTGCAGAAAACCCAGACGGGACGGTTACCACAATCGAACAAAACATTGACGGCAACGGTGACGCCCTCTATAACGGCGGGTGGACTCGTAAGGTTACTAGAAATCTTGATAGTGCTGGTAATTTCAGCTATATCGACTGGAGTGCGCCAAGTCAGCAAATGGTTGGATGGTTTGAATTGCCATTCGATGGTATGACCGAGAATAATTACTTTATCGACGTGTCAGCTTACCAACCGGGCGACTTGACTAGTATTTGTAGTGCTAGCGGCACGAACAATACAGTTATCAAAGTGACCGAGGGCGTGGGCTGGGTGAGTCCAGTTGCTACTCAGCAAACCAACACAAGTAATTGTATTGGTTACTACCACTTTGCACGTTTCGGTGGCGATGTGGCAACGGCACAAGCTGAAGCGAATTACTTTATCAGTAACTTACCATCACATCCACGCTACCTTGTATGTGATTATGAAGACGGGGCTAGTGGTGATAAGCAAGCGAATACTAATGCGGTGTTAGCATTTATGGATATCTGTAAGGCGAATGGTTTCGAGCCAATCTATTACAGTTATAAGCCATATACACTAGCGAACGTGTATGTAGATCAGATTACTGCACGCTATCCTAATAGCTTATGGATTGCAGCGTACCCAGACTATGAGGTACGTCCAGAGCCTTATTGGGGTGTGTATCCAAATATGGAACACACACGCTGGTGGCAGTTTACATCGACTGGTCTAGCTGGTGGATTGGATAAGAATGTTGTTATCGTCAACGATGGTGATAATCTAGTAAATAAGAAAGAGGAAGAAGATATTATGAATTTTGTAGTGCGTAGCGAGAGCGGTAAAGAAGGTTGGGTAGCAGTTGTTAACGGTCGTGTGTTTGGTATTGGCTCAATGGGTACAGTGGACGCCCTCGAAGCCACTGGGGCTAAACGTTTGCAACTAGAAGATGCAGATTTTGAGCGTTTCCTATACAGTCAATCAAACGACGCCGAAGCGGTTTCTAAAGCAATCAATGAAGCTAGTGCCTCAGTGGTTAAGGCTATTGAAGAACGAGCACAAGCCACACAAGGCCAAACTGGTGTATAATTAAATAAAAGAACCACGAAAACTATAAAATAAAAAGGAGTATATCACCTCCCGACAGACCACAGTTCGGACATCATGGTGGTAGTGGTCGAAGCCTCAGCATTTTGCTGGGGCTTTTTTATTTGGTATAATATATCTAGGAAAGTGCCAGTAACTCTACGGGGTCTGGTGCGTTTTTTTATTTTTTGTGCTATAATATACATGAAATGACAATCCCCCTGCATCCACTATGGACAGATACGATCTGACGCAGGGCTTTTTTTGTGTTATAATGAATATCCATCATAGGCAAAGAGCTACGAGGTTATCTCATAGCTCTTTTTTATATTTGATAATCTCCACGATAAGTGTTAATATATTCATCGGAATACTTGGCGTCTTTCGATGAATATTCTCGAACTGTCCCCCGGCTTTTAGTCGGGGTTTTTATTTTGTATATAACGTTAGACATTTAATCTAAATAGAGGTACACTATAGATGTACTTTTGGACTTCAACGTTCAATGTTTTTGTTTTTTTCATGCCGCTTGGTAGCTCATGCTGCCAAGTCTTTTTTTATGCCCAAACAAAAAAAGCTAGAGTAACAACTCCAGCTTCTATTCTTCCGTGTATTCATATTTCCTTGTAGCATAAACAATTTCTTTCCCGCAAAACATGCAATATTTCAGAGTCGGCCCCATCCAAGAGTAATGCTCACCGCAATTTGTTTCTATTTGATTCACTTTGGCAAAAAGCAATGTTTCTATATCTTTGGTTTTGTCATCATAAATCTCTATTGTGTGTTTACAAACATCCATCTCGATTTCTCCTTTTTGTTTTATTATACCATTTCAAAAAAGGCTAAGCATTAATGAGTCTTTTTTTATGCTCGAATCAAGAATTTTAGTATCCTTGATTGAAATGCTGGTCGTGCTTCTCATTATCAGTATTCTCCTTTTGCTCTTTGTACCTAACTTGAGCAAGCAGAAGGATTCTGT